ACGTATACGCTGAAACAGTACACGAACATACTTGACCCGTTGGTATTCTGAACAACCTGTTGCGTCGTTTGCGCGGTGTTCGTGAGTTGCATCGCGTCGCTGCCGCCCAGTGGATCCTGCACGCCGCCGCTCACCTGCAATAGCGGATCGGCCGTCCACACTGCCTGCGTCCAGTCTTCGCTCCACATCAACAGATTGTCCGTGGGATCTAAAAAGGTAAATGTGTTCAGTTGCCCTTGGGCGGCTTCAAAAAGGGTTTCTAGCGACGATCGTTCGCCGTCGCTGAGATCGGAATATCGAAGCCGCCACTGCACTTTCTGTGCGCCCGTATCGGCCATGCGGATCGTGAAACCGCTCGCTAGTTGATTGGCCACAGTGCGCATATTGGTATTGCGCGCAATGGGGAACTGAGAGACGGCGCCGGTAGTGAGTTGAGGATAGTTGGGCATGTCAGCTTCCGTTCTCCAGCACAGTCACCGACGTTTGGCCATTCCATTCACCCGCCAGCACCGCTGCCATGTTATCGAGCCCGAAGCTGCAGCTTGGATAACTTGTCTCGTCCCAGGGATCCGTAAAAACAAAGTTCTGTGCCGAGCCAGCCATGGCGCGGAAAAACTCCTGGAATTGATGTAGCTCGCTCTGATCCAGCAGACTAAGCTGGATCACCCATCGGTGTAGCGGTAATTGGAAAGCACGGAAACGTTGCTCGGACCCATCCACGAATTGCAGCGCCGTCGTCGAGAACTGCACGCTGCGTTGGGCTGGGTACTGCATGACAGCCCCCGTCTTTAATGTTGGAAACGCGCTCATATCTACAGCCCGGAAATAACGTCGTTCAATGAGTTGGAATTCAAGATTGCCTGCTTCACCGCCATCGCGATGTCATCGCTGTGGTCCAGAAACGATTGGCTATCCATCGCATTTACTTGGATGGTTACTTGGGGCGACGCGCCGGACGATTGCGCGCGCGGCTGGCCCGTTTCTCCATAGCTAACCGGCGCAACTGAACCAGGCGCGCTGCCGGTGAGCCCCGCCTGCGATTGCACGGGTGCCGGCAACATGAACGGCAACGGCACCGCGAGCGTTTGACCGCCGCCTCCTCCGAACAGGCTCATGATTCCACCAATCAGCGGTGATAGGCTACTCAGGCCGCCGCCCAGAAAGCTCGACGCAGCGCCTTCAACCGTGCTCCGGACCGAAGATCCGGTGCTGGCCTTCGACGTCGTGTTCTGGGTTACCGCTTGAGTATTGTCCTGCAATGCGCTGATTTGCGATTGCTCAATGGAGCTGAAACTGCTGAGTTGCGTCGTCAAAGAAGTCAGCTGCTCAGTAACATCCGAGTTGCCACCTTGGGTCAGACCACTCCCGACAGTACTGCTCACTCCGCCTCCTGTACTGCTGCCCGTGGACGCGACCAGTTGCCCGAGTAAGTCGCTTCGGGACGCTTTCCCGGCGCTGCTCGCCGGCAAAAGATCTTCCCATTTACCTTTGGCCATTGCTGCTTTCCGTCCTCACTTCGTTTTCCAGTACAAAGATCGCCTCTACCAGACGAGCAGGCAAGTCATAAACGCTACCCGCGCCAAGCAGTTTCCACGCATGGAACTCCTCCAGCAGTGCGATGCTTTCCGGCGTAATGTACGATGTTGGGCAGGTAGTGAGGGACACCCTTCCCCGTACCCACACAATCTGCGGAATCGAATCGGCATCATTCGGCAGCCAGCCGCATCGGCGTCGTCTCTCCAGACCGCTCCTTCTGCATGTGTCGCAGTTCCACGCGGCCTTGTTACCAAGTTGAAAATGGAACGCGACGATCAGTTTTTTCTTTCTGCCTCAGTGAGACCGCACTGCTCTTTGATCGCGCCCACCACCTCCCGCGCCAGGTCTTCTGGTCCCTTTTCCAGTAAGTGCACCGCAGTGGCAGCCACGCCATCAATGATCAATCCATCCACCCTCACCAAGCCCCACTGTAGGTACATAGCGTCAATTTCCTGTGCCAGGATGTTTGCTTCGATCTTTTCGTGCAACTCCGTACCAGCGTCCAGGAACTCTGCCTTTCGGCTGATCTCCCGAACTCGCCTGCTCAACTCCATGCGCCGCCCAAACGAGATGCGGTGAATCGCGAAGCGGACGCCTGGCGCAGACTTGGACTCAATCGAGATTACGCTGTCATAGTGCACGCTGCCGTCGGATTGGACTGGGCCTCTTGGGGCAGCGCTTCGCTCTTTAGCCGAACGCAACATAAATCTCATCATTCACGCTTCCTTGTGCTCGACAGGTTTGAAATTGCCACTGCTGCCTCGCCAGTGAATCGTCGAAAGTTGGTACCCCAGGTACAACGCTAGTCATGTAGATGCCCAACAACTCGCCCTGCTGTTGGCCAAGTTGCATCATCATGCTGATGGGCGACCTTTGGCGGGCCGCCTGATATAGTCCTGCCGTGGCCGTATCATCCATTTGGAAAATGCTGAAGTTAATGGACACAGTCCGCTGTCCGGGGGAAATTGTTTGGGGCAATATCGCGCCATATTCACGCGCTCTCAACTCCAGATTGTTTGCGAAGGTTACCTCGGCATTGGTTAAGGTGAAAAAACGCGAGGGCGAGCTTCCCAGCCAGACCTGGCCGAGGTTTCCCGGAATGATCGAGTAGCTAATCGGCGAGACGCTGGGTTCCCCCGGAAAAGCCGACAAGCCAAATTGGCCGCTTTGAAAGCTGGTCGTGTCTACCAGATCTTGTGCTTGTCCGCTGAAGTCAAATTCGTGGAAATCGCCGTTCAGCTTGATGGAAAGTGTATCCACCGCCATCCCCGCCAGCACGCGTTGTACTGCCGTCGCAGGACTCCAGTAGTCGAAGAGCGTAAGGCTGGAAAGACTCTCGGCCGTTTGATACATCGTTGTCGGCCCTGTTTGTGAACTCGTCAACGGAGTAACTGAAAAAGGAGCATTGAGTTGAATGGTGTTGGCATCCACGATCACCGTGACAAACCGAATCTCCCCGCCGCTGGTCACTGCCCCGCCCGGACCTAACCCATGCGCCGTGGTGAACGCCACCGTCGAGGTTCCGCTCGTACTTGCTACCGTGCCTCCCGGCGATTGTGCCCCCGCCCCGCCCAGACACGCTTGAAATAGGGGCCCGTGGGGCGGCGCAACGCTAGGATTGCCCCAATTCGCCATGTACGTCTTTAGCCCGAAGCTGGTCTGTATTCGCTGCCCGCTGGGATTCCCAGCAAACGTTCGCGACCCCGTTTTATCCGCGCGCTGGACCTTTTCCCACTGTTGCTTGGTCGTCAGCTTCACCGCGGGAATTCGATTACTCGCGCTGATGGCTGCGGCCGCGCCGTAGCTGTCCTCCAAAGCGACGTAAAACCGATTGTCATTCGAAAGGATATAGGACATAGAAAGTCTGACTACGCGCCCGCTAGCCCGCGCTGATCTCCAGAGTAAATGCCACCTTCGCGATTTGTAGAAAGTTCCGCCCACCGTGCTTCACGCCGCTAAAAGTAACCTCGTATCCGCCATCGAAGAGGACGCCGTCTCCCCAGTCCCCGCGGCTGTTGTCCAACACCTGCGTAATGGCGTCGACATACGCCTGCAGGTTGGTCTCTATCTGATCCAAACGATCCTGTGACACACGAGCTTCCACTACCATCTGTGCATCTCCGGAAAACGTCCGGAACTTCTCCCGAAGCTGGTTGACCACCTTATTGCAATAAACGTAAATCAGAGGATAGTTACTGATCGTGCTTTGCTCGGCCAAGTCTGGCGCCACGTTCTGCCCGATGATCTGCTGCGGCCCTACGGCAGTCAGCTGCATCCCCTGCTGCAGGACCAACGCTTCCACAGCTGCCGGCACGCCATCATCGGAAGCCAACACTCCCAGCACTTTCTTTGTGCTGGAACCTGCAATTTGCAGCATGCTTAGCCCCTTTCCATCACCCGATGATCCACAATGAACCACGTCGGTGGTTGGCCCGTCGGCAATGGCGCACCCGGATTGGGCCCTGAGGTCATCGTCCAACTACTACTCGTACCCACGGCATTTTGGCTTTGCAAATTCAACGCGGCCGGTGACGTTCCAACGTACACGTTCCAGCTCGTTACGTTTGGTGGTGGCCCGCTGATGCTCACTACAAGTTGCTGGCCGGCGGACGTGCCCAACTGGGCAAAATTGCTCGGCGCTCCTTCCTGACCTCCTGTGTTCACCCAGGTCACGGCGACGTAAAACATTCCTCCGCCCGCGGTTCCCGCCACGCTTGATAGCACGGGAATACAGCCTTTCGGAACGGGATCGGCCACTAGTCCCACCCCGAGCTGAAAGTAAGTCCGCGCGCTGGCCTTTGCCAGCTGCTCATATTCAGCCCACTTACCCTGATAACGATCGTTGAGCTGGTTATTGTATGCGTCGCGATAGATCAGCGAAAGGGTTCGGTGAACATGCCATTGCCGCAACGGCTCGGTGACAACAACGTCCCTCACTCCCTGCACGCGGCGAAAAGCCAACGAAAAGTCCCGGAGGGACGCCCGCCGGAATAGAAAGAGCAATAGCTCATTCGCCACGTCCTGCTGCGCAAGCAGAAGCTTCGCCCCTAAGTCGATACTCTCTGTCGAGGCGACATTGAGAATGGCGTTCTCGTAACGTTGCAAGTCCGCCGCGTCGCTGAGGGGGCCGTCGCTAAATAAAGCCATCGTGGTAACCGGCTCCTACCGCTTTTCAGCCCGCGTGGCGCTCTTCATTGCTCGAAGATCCGCGTCGGAAATTACGTTCACTTGAACCTTAGCCGCCATTAACCGCTGTTCCGCTTCCTCCATCGCCTTTCGTGCGGCAGCTCGAAACTCGGCGGATTCCTCCGCGGTCGCCAGGTGAGCGTACCCCTCTAGAATGAGCCGCGCTGCAACACTTTTCGATACCTCGGCGAGTTGCCCGGGGCGTCCGCCGTCAGGCGTTTCGTGACTGACCACAATCACATGGGGCCCCGCAATCTCCTGCTCGATTTTCCGTAGCTTTTGAAAAAACACACGTAGATCCATCCCGCTCCTTATTGACCGCGGACAGACGGCTTCTGGCGTCCGTCCGCGTTACCGATTCCGACCCCTTGTTGCCTAGCTGTTCACCTGCACTCCGAACGAGTTTCGAAGAACCGCGGTTCCGTACAGGACATCCACTGTGAATTGCTGTCCCAGCGTATTCGGCTGATAGCTCATCACCACGCGGATTCCAAAGTTGCCCATTTCGGCGTATTCCGCAATAGCGCCGGTTCCTGGAAGTGGCTGGGGGAGTCTCCGAATTACCAGTCCAATTGCATCTCTCGAAAAGGCCAGGTTGTGAGTGTTCACTGGCCCGCTGCCCGTCTTCTGCACCAGCTGAGACCGAAACACGAAGAAATCTTTGATCTTGCCCACTGCGCCGTCAACCAGTGCCCGCAGGCCGGCATCCCCGGCTGAATAATATTCGCTAAACCGGGGAATCTGTCTCATTGCTGAGTAACTCACCGGATCCACTACCAGGTACTTACTAGCAACGGCCGGCACCTTCGACTGGAACAATGCCGTCTCCGCTTCGTCTACGGTGGCTTCCGTGAGCGCTATTCCCGCGGTTCCCACCGACGTATTCGAGGTGAATTGCGCGTACAGGCTTAGAATGTCCGTTTCGATCCGTTCCGCGATTGCCACCACGGCCGGTTGCATGTACAGCTTCAAAAGGTCTGGCACCGCCAGCACCTTCGTGATATCGGGAATCTGAAACGTCGCTTCGGCGTGCGTGTTCAGCACAATCTGCGCGTTTCCTAGGTTCGGATTCTGCGTCTGAACCGTGCCGCCCTCGGCGATATTGTTTGCCACTAAGGTCGGAGGAATCGGCACGTTCACCGTATCTCCCGCGTTAGCCAGCGTAGGTTCATAGTCACGATTGACTAAATTGCCCATCACCAGGTTGCTCACCAGCGCCGGCAAGGCGTCCACTGCAACCAGCTTCACGATCGCATTTGCTACATTTGCTGATGTAATTGTTCCCATTCACCTTCACCTCGTTTTGTTGTTCTTGAACCTACCCCGGGCCACGTGCTCTTTCAGCCGCCTGCCGGGCGCCCTCTTCACATGCCTCGCAGTGCTTGACTCGCCACTCTCGAGACCTCTTGGCGCACCTTCTCCAGTTCTTCCGGACTCATGCCCGGTCGAATCTTGTCCAGATCAAGCGCGCCTGTATTCGAGGCAGTTTTGGGCCCCGATCCCATTCCCGATCCGCCCGTGATGCGGGCCGGCAATAATTCGGGATTCTCCTGCACAAATTGCTTCAGATAATCGCGCAGAGCGACTTCCTCAGGACCGCTGCGCGCGATCAACTGGCCATCGTCGCGCCTTTGAACGTCATCTCTCACTGCTCGATACGCCAGGTCCACTTTGACCACGCCCAGCCGTTGTAGCTCCGCGCGAATCGACGAGCTTCGCTCGGCTTCTTCCGCCATTTTTCGGCTGCGGGCATTTTCTTGGACCAGATCGTTGACTCGTTTCTCCAGGTCCTCGCGCCGCTTGCGCTCGTCCAGGAGTTCCGCCTTATACGCGGGCTCCGCCTTTACCTGCTCGGCATGCACAAACTCATCGATTACTCCCCGTATCAGGGACCTCAGCTCCGTCCCATCTGCCTTTTCCTCTTCCATATGCCTCCCGTTAATGTGCCGTACGCACTCATGCGTGCCGCATTCACGCTCTTGTGAACGTCTGGTCGCTCTTACTCCTGATCGATCTCGTGCCCGATCCGGTCCTTCACTTCCTGCCGTACGTCGCACAGGAATTGAAATGCCAGCTTCTTGAAAACTTGCTTTTTCAACGTCGGCGAGTTGATGCCTAGGTTCAATAACTGCTGGGCGTCTTCGAGCTCTGTCCCGAAATCGCCGATGTCGAACTCATCCATCCCCGACACGTCGATGCTCAATCCGTCCTCGCGTGCAGCCTCAACAGCCCGCAGCACCCGCTTGATCGAATCTTTCACCGCATCGCCGTAGGCGCGTAACACTTCCTGTGTGATGGCATAGTCGCGTTGCTTGCTTACACCCGACTGCGTGGCATTTCCAGACAGTGCCCCGCCCGCGTGGCTGACATAGCACACCCGGTAAATCTCTTCTTGCAACCTCGTCAGATTGTCAGCCGCGATCTGGTAAACGTTTCCTTGAGGCTCCGTCCATCCAAATCGATCTTGCGGACCGAGCTGAATGTAGTACGACTCTCCCATCACCTGGTCCCAGTCGCGTTCCGAGTAAATCACCGGCATCGCGAACAATCCCATCGTCAGCGCCCATCCCAAAGCGTTGGACTTGTTAAAGTGCTCGAGTTGTAGCGATGCCGCCTTGTTCAATAGCCACAGCCCTTCGGATACTCTGAGCTCCACCAGCGGTACTCGTGACTGCTTGGCCAGGCCATGGCGTCCTTCGGCTACAACTTCTACCGGCGCTTGTCTCGTCCCTTCCTCCACTTGCTCGTAAATCCGGTACTTCTCCTTGTCGTAGTAGACCCAGCGCGTTTGCTTCCACCACCCCGCGTCTTCTAGCTTGTCCTTGCGCAAACTCTGCGTTCGCAGTACCACCCACTGATACTGCCCGTGATCGTCGTAACTCCAGTTGATAAGCTCATCGGCGGCGTAACTGACTAAGTAAGCTCGCGACGCCCCCCGTTCATCCTCCTCGGCTCGCGTGCCCACTGTTTCGTTCAGCCGGGGGAAGTCGATTAACACGTAGCTCTTTCCGCATACCAGCGCCTCCACAAACTGTCGCCGGAAAAACTCGCAGACGTTCGTGCCCTTCAGATCGCAGTCCTCCGCAAACATGCCAAAGAACTTCTTGGACAGCTCGCCGTTTCCTTCAAAGTTCAATACTGGTTCTCGCCGGAAGAGCGTAGCCGTATACCAATCCACAATGGAACCGACGTAGTTTTCGTAGAAGCTCCGGCTTAGCCGTTCCACATAAACGTCGCCGGGTTCTTTCTGCCGGCGGACCAGGTACTGATCGGCACTCGCGATGAACTGTGCACCCCCGGCATAAAGGTCGCGATACTGCCTCCACATCGCCCTCTTCGCCGCATACTCCGGATGCTCGTGTGTGATATCGGGACCAACGTTGCCAATGTTCATCAGTTGTTCTTTCCCCGCTAAATCAGCCGCCGGCTCTGCTCGCCGAACAACGGCCGTGGTCCGCACTCCTGCCAAATCAGGTAACCCAAAGCGTCCGATAGGTGCGTCCTCTTGGTATCCCGCTCTTTATCGATCACGCTCGTTTCAGGTTTGAACGTTACCTCTTCGAAGTCCGCGATCAGCCCCCTGCACCGTGGATCGATCAACAACCTCACCTCTTCTCCGGCCGAAAACAATTTTGCGTTCACCAGAGCAACCCGCTCCCGAACACTCGGATTGCTCGCCGGCACGCGAAACTTCAAGCTCCGGTACGCCGTCTGTCGAAAATAGTCTTTAATGATCCGGTAATCCGTCGTTCCAGCCGTCTGCAGCCGCTGCCCGGATGCGTCGCCGTAAATCACAATACCCGCCTGATGATTCGGATACCGCGCGTGAAACTCCTCGCACGCCTGCAGAGTACTGGCCCTGCTGAGCACCACTTCATCCAGCACTAGGATTTCTTCGCCCCGCCTCTGCGCCACAATGGAGCTCATCGGATCCACGTTGAAGTCCAGGGCCCAGAACAACGGCAGCGCGCCATCAATCTCTACTGTCCTGAGGTTGCGCTCCCGTTGGAATCCTTGATACACCACGCCGGCCTGGACGTTGAGATACTCACCCAGCGCTTCCTGTTCAAAGAACCTCGCATCGTAGCTGCCTCGCAGCCGTTCATAAAAGTCCGGGATCTTGTCAAGCACATGCCTGTTCTCGAACGGCTTGGCTACCACCACGTCGTATCCTGCTATCACATTCCGAACGAACCTCCGGTACACCCAGTCAAATCCTTTCGGGGTCCATACGGCGAATCCGCACAAACGCGCTGCCCTTGGATCGCGCAACCGGCCTTCTAGCCGCAACCACGCGTCTTCCGCCGTATAAGTCAGCTCGTCCAACCCAAACCAGGCTAAGTTCGTCCCGCGCAGCCGTTCGAAGTCGTCCACCGCGCGAAAATAGATTCGCGAGCCGGTGTCTTTCATCAACAGCACTGATTCCGACTTATTCAGCTCATGTCGGATCCGGTTACTCTCCAATACCTCTAGAAAGCTGGTCAAAGTGGCGTCGCGCAGCATTGGATACGTAGGCGCGCCAATCAGGCCCTGTCTGCCTGGATTCAAGTAACTGAGGCGGATCGCTTCTTGGCACAGCGCTTGACTCTTCCCCGAACCAATCGGCCCTGAAAACCCTTTAAAACGCGCCGTCGAAACATGAAACTTACTCTGCGAAGGGAGTGGCGCATAATTTATTTCAATCCGCAGCGTTTTTCCGCTGGATCTTTCCACGTGACGATGATCTCCCTCGGCTGCTCCTCTTCTTCCAGCTCTCGTTCCAGCTGGGTCAGCCGGATAAAATCCGCCAGCGTTACCTTACTGTTCTTGAGATCGAGCCGCTTTTCAATGTCGATGAGCAGCTTGGTGATTCGCTGCCTGCGGGTGCCTTTCAACCGTCTTCGTGGTTCGGCTCGCAACGGCTGTTGTCCGCTCGGTGCGTGTGTCGCCATGTGGATTCCAAAAAAATGGGGCGCCTCCGTTTCCAGAAGCGCCCGCAAGCAACTCTCTCCTGCAGCAACTTTATCAATCGTGTTTCGGCTCTATAGAAGACAATCTCCTAAGCAAATGAAAACGCACTGCACATTCTTGGATCTTTTCTGTCACCCCTTTCAGGCCGTCTGAATCTGCGCCGCGCTTTGCAGCCCACGATCCTGAATCTCGATCTCCCGGATCCGAAACTTCTGAACTTTGCCCGTTACCGTCATGGGGAATGCATCCACGAAACGAATATATTGGGGCACTTTGAAGTGCGCGATCCGCCCCCTGCAGAACTCCCGGATCTCGCCCTCTTCCGCAGGCTCCTTCAGCCGGATCCACGCCGCAACCGTCTCTCCAAGTCGCGCGTCGGGAAGACCCACTACCTGCACTTCCGCCACTTTCGGATGTGTGTGCAGAAACTCTTCGACTTCTCGCGGATAAACATTTTCCCCCGCCCGAATGATCATGTCCTTCGCGCGCCCGGTAATTCGAACGCACTCGTCGCTGTCCATCGTCGCCAGGTCTCCCGTATGCAGCCATCCATCCTCGTCAATGGCTCGTCGAGTCGCCTCCAACTCCTGATCGTAGCCCTTCATCACCAGATACCCGCGGGTGCACAGCTCTCCTTGTTCGCCCACCTGCACTGTCTCTCCGGTCGCCGCAACAATTTTGACTTCCGTATTCGCGCATGCCTGGCCCACGGTCGATACTCGTCGCTCCACGCTATCTTGCACCGCCGACATCGTGATCACCGGCGAACTCTCCGTCTGCCCGTACCCAACCGTCATTCCTTCGCAGTGCATCTCTTTCACCACGCGCTTCATGATTTCTACCGGACAGGGCGCCCCTGCCATCATTCCCGTTCGCAGCGAACGACAGTCGAACGTATGGAAAGCGGGGTGCTCCAGCTCCGCGATAAACATCGTTGGCACCCCATAAATCGCCGTCACCTTTTCCTCGTGAATGGTCTGCAACGTCGCCAGTGCGTCGAAACTAGCGGAAGGAAAAATCATCGTTGCACCGCTCACCACCGACACCAATGTGCCAATCACGCACCCGAAACAGTGGTACAAGGGCACTGGGATAGCAATCCGGTCCCGATGGGTAATCTTCATCCCCTCGGCAAGCACCGCCGCATTGTTTAAAACATTTCGATGTGTGAGAAGCACGCCTCTCGGCGATCCCGTTGTTCCCGACGTGTACTGGATGTTGGTTGCTGCATGCGCCGATATCCGCCGCAGCGGAATATCTCGACCTTCCGCCAGCATCTTTTCCCAACCATCCGTCCCAAAATAGACGATGTGCTCCAATGGCAGCGCCTGCCCCGCTACGGCTTCGCCAACAATCGCGCGATAGTCGGACCTCTTGTCCCTCTCCCAAAGAAACAGCGCTTTCAGCTTCGACTTGCGCAGCACATAAGCTAAATCGTAGGATCGGTACGCCGGATTCACATTCACCAGCACCGCGCCAATGCGAGCGCACGCCAGATGCATCTGTACCCATTCGACGCAGTTCGTCGACCACACTCCAACGCGATCCTGCTCGCCTACCCCCAGGCCAGTGAGTCCTCGCCCCGCCCGTTCCACCGCCGAAGCAAGTTCTGAGAATGTCAACCTCGCTCCTTGATGCCGCGCCACCAGGGCGTCCTGATCCGGAAATCGAGAAGCTGTTTTTTCAAATACTTCCCAGATGCTTGCGTCGATAAGTGGAGCATCGGGGCCCCGCGAGTAACTCAACATGGAAGAGTCGGCCTCCAAATCTGGGTCTCAGTGTATAACAATTAGCTATGCGCGTCCGCCATTTATTCGGCCTTCTTTCCGCGTGTTCTCTCGCGTTCCCCGCTTCCCCCGCGCGCTTTTCCCTCGAGCAAGTGATGAGCGCTCCGTTCCCAACCGAACTGACCGCTGCCCCCAAAGGCGGCGCAGTCGCCTGGGTGCTCAATCAACATGGCGCTCGCAATCTGTGGTTTGCCGACGCCCCCACTTACTCCGGTCGCCGCCTCACGAATTATCACGATGACGATGGCCAGGAGATCGCGCAGCTCACTTGGACTCCCGACGGCCGCTCCATCGTCTTCGTCCGAGGTGGCGATTTCGAAAATCACCGCGACAACCCAAACCCGGCAAGCCTTCCACAAGGCGTCGAACAAGCCATCTGGATTGCTTCCCCCGGCAGCGCGCCACGCAAAATCACCGAAGGCAACGATCCTTCCGTATCACCCGCCGGCGACCGCCTGGTGTTCCTCCGGAAAGACGAAATCTGGTCGGTCGCTCTCGATGGCAGCGCCACGCCCTCGCAGCTCATCCATGCCAAAGGCCAAGCTAGTCAACTCCGCTGGTCGCCCGATGGCTCTAGACTTGCCTTTGTCTCCACCCGCGGCGACCATTCATTCATCACTGTCTACAGCGTCGCCGCGCAATCCATCACGTATCTGGACCCCAGCGTCGATCGCGACTCCCAGCCCGTGTGGTCTCCAGACGGCAAGCAGCTCGCCTTCATCCGCGTTCCTGCATCCACACTATCCATCGGCCCTCGCCGCAGCGCTTCGCCGCCTTGGTCTATTCGTCTCGCCGACGCAGTAACCGGTACCGGTCGCGAACTGTGGCGCGCCTCCGACGGCTCAGGCAGCGTATTTCACGCCATGGTCGCCGAGTCGCAATTGTTCTGGGGTACAGGCGACCTGATCGTTTTCCCGTGGGAACGCACGGGCTGGCTACATCTCTATTCCATCTCCACTCACGGCGACGTGCCGAAGCCCCTCAACACGTCGGGCGAATTTGAAATAGAGAGCGCATCCCTCTCCCCCGACCGCCGCAGCGTCCTCTTCTCCTCGAATGAAAACGACACGGATCGCCGGCATCTCTGGCGCGTTTCCATCACTGGCGAGAGTCTCGCGCCCCTAACTGCTGGCGACGGCATTGAATGGTCCCCGGTCGAAACTGCTGACGGTGCTGCAGTCGCCATGCTCCGCTCCGATGCTAAAAATCCCGCGCGAGCTTCCATCAAGATCGGCAACGGCGATCCCCGTGACCTGGCTCCCGCCTCTATCCCAGCCGATTTCCCCGCATCGTCGCTCGTCGTTCCCCAGCCCGTCATCTTGTCTTCGGCCGATGGCCTGCACATCCACGGACAGCTTTTCATGCCTCCCAGCTCCAGTTCCAGCCAGCAGCAGCATCCCGCGCTCATCTTCTTCCATGGCGGCTCTCGCCGGCAAATGCTTCTCGGCTGGCATTACATGGATTACTACAACAATGCGTATGCGATGAATCAGTATCTAGCCAGCCTCGGATACATCGTGCTATCGGTGAACTATCGCAGCGGCATCGGCTACGGCCTTGATTTTCGCGAAGCCCTCAACTATGGCGCTTCCGGCGCCAGTGAGTTTAACGATGTGCTCGGCGCGGGCCTGTATCTTCGAAGCCGTCCCGATGTCGACCCCAAACGCATCGGCCTGTGGGGTGGTTCGTACGGCGGTTACTTGACCGCACTCGGCCTCGCACGCGCTTCCAACCTATTCGCCGTCGGCGTCGATTTTCACGGCGTGCACGATTGGTCGGCCGAACTCAGCTCCGACGGCATTGCACTGGACGCCGCCACCGCTCGCCTCGCCTTCGAGTCTTCCCCGATGGCTTCCATCGGCACCTGGCGATCCCCGGTTTTGCTTATCCACGGCGATGACGATCGCAACGTGCCGTTCCATCAAACCGTCGCGCTCGTCGAAGCTCTTCGCAAACAGGGCGTCGAATTCCAGGAACTCATCTTCCCCGATGAAATCCACGGCTTCCTAACCGAAAAACGTTGGATTCAGGCCTACCACGCCGCCGCTGAGTTCCTCGGAAAACACCTGCAGAACCCCTGAAACAATACCTCCGGACGACGGCCCGGGCTGCACCCATGAGGTCGCACTCTGGCATTATAGTGAGTACATGTTCTTTCGCCGGGAGAAACTTCACGAGTTGAGCTTTACAGAGCGCATCGACGGCCTGCGGAAGCTGGGCTTCAGCACCAGTCCAGCCGGCGCGGGCAAAGCGCAGATCATTCGCGATGGCATCGGCGCGATCATTGAGGACCGCCCCGGTCAGCACCCGCGCGTCAACAAAGCGGGCTTCGTGCTCGGCGATGAAATCGGTCTGTTGGTGAATCGCGGTTATCAGATGTTCTGGAAAAGTCCCACGGGCCGGACGGCTCCCGCGCTCGCCACCCAACTCAAAGCGCTGCACGCCTTCGAAGAGGATCTAAAAGAGGGCCTCGGCCTGCCCAGTCTCTACAACGAAAGTCTCGGCACCACTTCCGATCTCCACCTTTACGATCGCGTTCAGCACCGCGATGAAGGCGACGCCGACAAACCTTGGGACCACAAAGCCCTCACTTCGTAGCGCTAAATTGTTCCTGCCCCCCGTACTTCGAGTAGAGTCCGTAGCTCTTGTTGGCTTCGTCGCGTTTCCCTTCGTGCTGTAGGACTGCGCCGCGCAGGAACAAATACCGGGGGAACATCAGCGAAGCAAACAAAGGTTCTCCCGACGAGAGCGGAAGCGGGTAAGTGTCCAGCAGCTTCGCCGCCTTATCCTTTGCTCCCGTCTCCACATACGCCCATGCCAGCAGCGTTCTCACCTGCCCGTCCGCCGACGGATTCGTCTCGCTATAAATGGACTGCAACAAGGGCAACGCATCGCCAAATTTCTTTGCAAACAGCAGTGCGTAGGCATCCGCTGTCTTGGAACCGGAGCTGACGCCGCTGCCGGCGGTTCCCGACGCAATGTACCGGCAAACCCCGCCGATCCCGCGCACCTGCGGGCTTTGTGCACGCATCACAGCCTGATTCGCCAGCTCAGCCGCAGCCTTGCTGTCGCCGATCTCCAGCTTCCAGATCGCCAGTTGGCTCAGCCCGAGCGACTGCAAATCCCCCTCCAGTTCCGGCGTTAGCTTTTCCATCCGGGCCAGACCCGCTTTCCGCCGTCCCGTTAGAAACTCCCATTGCGCCATTTGGTAGCCCGCGCTCTTCTGCAGTTTCGCCCCCGGCCCCAAATGTTTCAGAAAGAGCGCATCCGCACTCTCCAAATCGCCGGCCATCAACCGTGCCTCGGCCGCCTTCAGCAATTCCGCGGGATTCCTCGCTGCAGCCTTCTCAAAGTACCCAGCTGCCGACTTGAAATCGCCGAGGAAGAAGCTTACCTCCCCTTGCGAGTCCAGCGCATTCAAATCCCCGGGCGCTAGCTTTTGATATTGCGCCAGCGCTTCCCGCGCACCACTCAAATCCTTGGCCCATGCCAGCGCATAGCCCAGTTGGTTCCAAATTGGCAGCGCATTCGGATCCAGATGCGCCGCCGCCCGATATTCCATCGCCGCCTGTTTGAACTCGCGCCGCGCGAATCGCATCTCCCCCAGTTCCGTGAAAATATTCGCGTTGGCCGGAGTCGCTGAGGTTAGCGATTCCAATGCTTTCATCCGGTCGGTGGCGTCTCCGCCAGCGGTCGCTCCAACATATTCCAAATTCGCCCTGTCAATCGGATCTAGACGCGCTCGCTCTCCGGCCTGCACCACCTGCCGCGCCTTCTGCCGGTTTCCCGTTTCCGCCAGCATCTTCGCTTCATCCACGTATCCCGCCGTGAACCCAGGGTCAGCCTCCGTGGCCGCTTCAAGGTCCCCCTCCACGGTTTGCGAGTCCTTCGCCTCCAGCGCCTCACCATAAAATCGGAACGCCTTCTGATTCTGCGTGCCAAACATCCGAACATCCGAACTCAACCGGCGTGCTAATTCATTAACCAGCGGCAGAAATCCGGCTGACGTGGCTCCATCCAACTCGAACGTCTCCACCGCCTTGGCCTTTCCCAGGTCTTCCAGCGTGGCGCGAATTCCAATACGGCCGTTTCGCTCGAAGAAATATCCCTCCAGAACGTGCGATGCTTGCATCGATTGCGCCGCGGACAGCGAATCCACCTGTCTGGCGAAAATATTCTTCGCGCCCGCCAGGTCATACACCACTACCGCCGCGGCGGCACGGCTCGGCCAATTCAACTGCGCATCGGACGTCAGATTCTCAATCGGCATCACCCCGAGCCTCTCAATGCCCGAAGCCTGCGGCCGCGCACACCCGTCCAGCGTAGCGATCGCGATGCAGAGAATTATGCTGAGGAACAGGGATTTTCTTCGCTTACAAAACACGCGGCTCGCTCGCCATCAGTTCTTTGAACTCGGGAAGATCTTTCATTGAGGCAAACGCGGGGTCGTCCTCGATCTTCTTCTTCTCCTTGAAGCCCTCTTCCAGCGCCTTGCGGATATACTGCACCGCGCGATCGTTCATCCCTGCCTTGGCGTACGTCTGCGCCAGGTAGTAATGAAACTTCGCCCGCTCCTCCACGCTTCGCTCTTGGAGTAGAACGCCTTGCGTGCTGCGACTCTCAAATACTTCTGGATTCAGCTTCAGCGCCGTCTGAAACGCCTGCGCCGCTTGTTCATATTCTTTACGTGCGAAGTATCCTGTGCCAAGATTGCTCCACACTGACGCGGAGTCCGGACTCAGGCGCAGTGCTCTCTTATACTGATTGATCGCCCGCCGGTAGCTCTTCTTGGCGTAGTAAATCGTCCCGAGATTATTGATGGCTTCCGAGTAGGTTGGATCCACGTGCAGGGCCAGACGGTAGTATTTTTCCGCGAGGTTCAATTGCAGCATCTGATGATACGCGATGCCGGTTTTGTTCAACATTACGGCCGAACCCTTGGAGTTTTCCTGGTACATATCCGCCGCTTCGCGGAACCTCTTTTCGGCCATGAAAATGTCGCCGCGCATCTCTGGCGTCAGCGTCACGGTGGGCTTTTTCGGAACCGCCGGCGATGTCAGTCCGGTGTCGGACGTATTCAGGAAACCGCTGGCCGGCGGCGTGGATTCAGCAACTTGCCCCGCTGCGGCCGATACAAATAGCGAGGCCGCTCCGAAGCTGATTGCGACTACCCAGTGGCTGGAAACCATACTCAACCTCCCCTTTATCCCGCATTTTCGGAAGGCTCTGACGATCCCGTTCAGGAGCTATAGCTCCTACACTATCACTTTCGGCAAAAACTAATTACTTGAATATACCCCGAAGACGTTCCAAAAATCCCTTACGCTTGGGCGGTGGTTGAGGCTCGGCGGCGGAATCGGGCTGCGGGAGAGGAGTCTGCGCGGCGCGTTGCTGCGGCGGCGCTCCTGGAACGTTCGCGGGCGCGGCCTGATCTGCTGCTCGGGCCGGCTGTCCAGTCTCCCAGCCAGCCACTCGCGTTCCTCCTCCGCCGTGTAGTTGGCATAGCTCCACCGGCTGCGTCCCCTCGATAAAATACTCGGTCCGAACCTTGGGACAGGCCGCCGTAGCCAGTTGGCCGGACGCCGGATCGATCTGCACTCCCACCACTCCAGCCGGAGCCTCAAACTCGCTCACGTTCCGATACTCTCGATGCTCGTG